GGACGCCATTGCAGCAGCCAAGCTCAAGCGCGCACCGCCGCTGGCAGCACTGCAACAGACGCTGGCGCATGTGCCCGGCGGCGACGGGCCGGGCGATGTGGGCAGTGAGTTTGCGCATCTGGACGCGCTTGAAGGCGAGGCGCTGGAGAGCGCTATTGGAAAGATGTCGGCGGCACAGCGCGAGAAGTTTTCCCGGGGCGAGTAGATGGCCAATTCAAGCATGGTGTTTGATGTGCGTCCGGGCGAACACCTGGATGTGCACGGCATCGTAAAGGTGGAGTTGGTCAAAAAAAGCGGCCGTATCGCGCGGCTGTGGGTGACAGCTCCGGCAGAAGTAAAGATAGAAAAAAGGGAGTCCAAAAGCGATGGCTCAATTTCAAATTCAAAGCGGCCAATCGGTACTGGTGGATGACCATGATCTGCACATTTTGCGGTCTGGGAGGTTCACCTATCAAGATACCGGTCGTAGCAGCATGTATGTGCGCCGCAGAACTAGCGTCTCGGTGAAGGGTGTTTTGGTGCCGCACGAGGCGTATCTGCATCGGATGATCATGAACGCTGGACCCGGTGACATCGTGGATCACAAAAGTGGCGACACGCTGGACAACCGCAGGGATAACTTGCGCTTCGTGACATGGCAGCAAAACGCGAGGAATCAGGGCAAGAAGACCATCCATTTGTGCACGTCGAAATTCAAAGGAGTGTCTGCCGAAAAGAGAAGCAAGTCTAAGCCGTGGCAGGTCAAGATTCGATGCGGCGACGGGAAGCACCGGCACATCGGAAACTTTGCGAGCGAATTCGAGGCGGCGTATCACTACGACATGGCCAGCATTGCAGAACACGGTGTGTTTGGCAGGCGAAACTTTCTTCCTTTGGCCCGTTGACATTGTCGTGGCAAGCATGGCAGATTAGAAGCTGCTGAGAAGCAGGAACGAGCGCAGGAAGTGCTCCAAAAAGGTAAATCAAACTTTTAGGAGTGCCCAAAATGGCCAGGACAATCATCGGTGTAAACGACCCCAAGGCTGTCAAGCGCTGGGCTGGGCTTTTGGCCTACGACCAGTCGCAGAAGTCTTATTTCAACCAGCGCTTCATGGCGCGCGGCGCTGAGGCGGAGGTGCCAATCCAGATCCTGACGGACCTGGAAACGGACGCCGGCGAACAGATCAATTACGACTTGCTGGCCGAACTGCGCATGGCGCCGGTCGAGGGCGAGGACATCCTGGAGGGCAAGGAGGAGCAGCAGCGCTACTACACCGACTCCATCTACATCGACCAGGCGCGCTGCGGTGTGAACACCGGCGGGCGCATGACCCGCAAGCGCACACTGAACCAGTTGCGCGAGAAGGCCAAGCGCCAGCAGTCGAACTGGTGGGGCCAGTTGCAGGATCAGTTGCTGTTCATCTACGGCTCGGGCGCACGCGGCGTCAACGCCAACTTCTTGCTGCCCACGGGGTACACGGGCCGGGCCAGCAATGGCTTGGTTACGCCGGACGCAAACCATCAGCTGTATGGCAACGACGCCACGGCTTTCAACAACATCGACGCCCTCGACATAATGGACCTGCGCCTGATCGACCGGGCCAAGACCAAGGCCGACTCGCAGGGCGGTGGCGCTACCAACATCCCGGTGCTGCAACCGTGCAAGATCGACGGCATCGAGACCTTCGTGTGTGTGATGCACACGTTCCAGGAAGACGACCTGCGCTCCGCCGTTGGTACCGGCCAGTGGCTGGACATCCAGAAGGCGGCTGCGGCCAGCGAGGGGCGTGCCAGCCCGCTGTTCAAGGGCTCCATGGGCATGTACCGGGGCTGCATCTTGCACAGCCACCGCAACGTGATCCGCTTCAGCAACGCCGGATCGGGCGCGAACATCAACGCTGCGCGCGCGCTGTTCTTCGGCAGCCAGGCGATGGTGTGTGCCTACGGCTCGCCGGGCACCAACCTGCGCTATGACTGGAACGAGGAAACGCGCGACAACGGCGACAAGGTGGTGATCAGCACGTCGTCGATCTTCGGCACCAAGAAGGTGACGTTTACCACGGAGAACGGCGCCAACGACTTCGGTTTGTTCGCGCTCGACACCGCGGCATTGCCGCGCTGAACAACCCACAATGAATTGAAGGAGCAAAACCATGCCTTTTTCCGCAGCAGCCATCGCCTCGAGCGACTTCATGACCGGTCGGCGCCCGGTTCCCTTCCCCGCGGGCATCGAGCTGATTGCCCAGCGCTTCACCATCAACCTGGCGGCGGCAGACGTCGCTGTCAGCCAGATCGGTGCAGTGGGCATTCTGCCAGCCGGGTGCGTGCCAGTGGCCTATGAGGTCGACGCAGCAATCCTCGATTCTGGCACCGCACTTGCGTACAGCCTGGGAGTGATGAACCTGGCCGGATTCAATGCTGCCGGGGCGGTGTCTGCTGGCCAAGCGGCCGATGCGCTGATGTCTACGCTTGCAGCCGACGGCGGCGCCGCCTGGTCGACCGCGCTGACTGTTGGCCGCACTGCGGCAGGTGCTGCGTCGTCGCTCACCAACCGCGCGATCAAGTCTGTGACGGCGCGATCGGTTGACCGCAACATCGGCATCTCTGTGACTACTGGAGCTGGTACGGCGGTGGCCGGTGAATTTGCCATCACGCTGTACTACCGCGCGAACTGATTTGGGTTCGCCTGGCAGCGATGCCGGGCGTGGATTGAAACGGTGGTTGGGGTTGCCTCTCTGGAGGTTTTAGAAGGGGGAGGTTAACGCCTTCCCCTTTTTTTTGGAGTAGAACATGAAGTTGCAAACGTCGATCAAGCCGCGCCGGGATGGCTCCGTTGGGGTCACGACCGCTGGCGGCGCGGTCTACCGGTTTTTGCCTGATGCAGCGGGTGATCTGTGTTGCGAGGTGGAGGCTGCGGCGGACATTGCTTTCTTGCTGGCGCCGGGAGACTTCTTTCCGGCCAGCGAGGCAGACAACGATCAGGCGATGGCTCTTTTGCAAGCGGCTGGCGGCAATGACGGGGATGACGGGGATGACGGAGACGAGTTCGATCTGGATGACGTCGACGATGACTTCGGGACGGGCTCGGCACCGCTGGAGGCGAACACGCCACCGGCGCCGCAATCCGCTGCCCAGTCGGACGCCGACGCCGACTTGCCGCATGCCCTGATGGCGCAACCGGTGGAGGCGAACACGCCACCGACGCTGCCCAAGGCACACCACAAGAAACGCCGGTAAGCGGGGGCTGCTGTGGCGCTCTGGTCTTACTGGTTCCCGGATCTGCTGACGCATGTGCCGGGCTGCCCGATACCGCTTGCGGTGTTCGAGCTGCGCCGCGCTGCGCAAGCGTTTTTCAAGTCGGCTCGCGCATGGCAAGTGACGCAGCCGCTGGTGCCGATCACCGCTGCGCAGACATCGGTCACGGTGGCGCTGGACAGCGCGGAACAGGAGTTGGTGCGAGTGGAGAAGGCTTGGCTGGACGGCAACAGTCTGGCGGTGCAGACGCTGGAGGGCCTGGACGACAGTGCGCTGAGTGATGACTGGACACTGCACACCGGCACGCCGACGGCGCTGGTGCAACTGACGCCGGGGGTGCTGACGCTGTACCCGGTGCCGACAGCAAATGCGCTGACCGGGCTCAAGCTGCGCGTCTCCGTGCGCCCAAGCGATGCGTCGACAGGCGTGCCCGACGAGATGGCCGTCAAGTTCCGCGACGAGATTCACGCTGGCGCCAAAGCGCGGCTGATGATGTACCCGGGCCGGCCGTGGTCAAACCCGGAGATGGCGCTGCTCAACGCTGGCACGTTTGAGGCAGGCGTAGGCGCGGCCAACCTGGCGGCGGCGCGCTCTTTTGGACGCGGGCGCATTGCCGGGCGGCCAAGGTGGTGCTGAGATGAAGCCGAGCGAAATCATTGCTACGGCGCGCCTGATCGTCCTTGACGTGGTGGATAACGTAACGGCGCCGCGCCAGAGCGACACGGAGTTGCTGGGGTACGTGAACGACGGTGTGAAAGAGATTTGCACGTTCAAACCCATGGTGTTTGCAACCGTTGCTGCTTTGGCCTGTACGCCAGGCCGGGCCGACCAAACGCTGACGTTTGCGAACGCGGTGATGCTGCTGGACGTGTTGCGCGTGACCAACGGGGCGGCGCTGACGAAGTTTGACCGGCCAACGCTGGATCTGTTCAGCCCGGCCTGGCGCTCTGATGCCGCTGGCCCGGCGCTTCAGTGGTCGGCGCTGGAGGGCGACTTGCTGAGTTTCTTCATCTACCCGCAGGCGCCCGCTGCCCAGTCGCTGGATGTGCGGTATGTGCGAAACCCGGCGGTGTATTTGCTGGCCGACGACATGGTGGCGGTGCCCGATGTGATGGGGCCTGCGCTGGTTGACTATGTGGTGTACCGCGCGGAGAGCAAGGACGACGAGAACGTGAGTTCCGCGCGCGCTGTTGCGCACTTTGCCGCGTTCAAACAAAAAATCGGGGTCGCCAATGCCGCAACTGTTCAGTAACAACGCTTTCTCCACGCTGGCCTCGTCGATCACCAACGTGGCGACAACGCTGTCGGTTGCGACGGGGCACGGAAACCGGTTCCCGGTGGTTGCTAGCCCCGATATTGCCATGGTGACGCTGCAAGATGCGGCCAACAATATCGAGATCGTGCGGGTGACGGCCAGAGCTGGCGGCGCCGATTCCATGACGATCGTGCGGGCGCAAGAAGGCACCACTGCCAGGGGTTGGACGCTGGGCGATATTGTGGAGCTGCGCATCACCCAACGCGCGCTGGCGCCGCTGCAGGTG